CCCCACACATACTAGACAAATCCATTTTCAACTCATCACTCAAAATCTTCTTCAGAGTCGCTATTATAGTTATGCTCATCCAGTTCTGCAAAGAAATCAGAGACCGGGCTGGCAGCATTCAGGTAATCGACAAGTCTGGGCAGAGTTCTGAAGTTGTTTGAAAGTCTGTTGAGTTTTGATTCAATGTCTTGTCTGTCTCTCACCATCAGATCTGAAAGTCTCCCAATGATGTACCTGTAAAGAGTAAGCACCAGAGTGTTATTTCGATCTCTGGACAGCACATCAAGGCAGTGTCTAGCGTAGTCCGGAAGTGCATGTTTATCCTCTGAAACAATGCTTTGACCACGGAAGAACAAATCCATGATCCTGTTTGTGAAGCTTTGGTTTAGCCTTAGATTTGTTATAGTGAAGAACTCTCTCTTCTTCTTCTGCTTGTTCTGGCCCAGAGCACTGACAAAAGCAGACAATTCCTCCTTGAATGATTCCAAGTCAAGCTCTTCATTTGCGTCATCAGCCCAGTCTGTGGCTCTTAGATCATCTGCTGCCTTTTGAAACATTTCCTTAAAGGACATCGAGTTGTCAAATATTTCGTTCTGCTTTTCGAGGTCTTTGTATAAAAGTGGCTCCTCAAAAGAACCGAAGCTGGGATCTTCCATCTGATTCATGTTTTCGATGACAGCTTCTTCATATTCTTCTGCGTACTCTTGTAGTTTGGTCTTGGTTGTTTGGTCGACCATGTTCATGTCACCGACTCTAATGTGTTTTTTTAAGACATTAACAGCCTCGCGCCTTGTGAAGGGATGGAGTCGGCCGTCAAAGAACCACTTCCGGTTTTTGAAAAGAACTGTGGACCTCAAACCATTGACAAACATTCTTGAGTCAACCTTTGCACCTCTTGGGACTTCAGTCGGATAATAATGACCGGGGTAGTGTGCAACATCGATCGATCCACCTCGCCTCGAGGACATAGAGATGACAGTGGCTCCTGATGGTAAGGTCTTGTAACATATCGAGAAGTCTGATATGTCATTGAGTCGCTGGAATCTGAATGTTGGATTTTGTTGAAGGTTCAATCTTGTTTTGTTCTTCGAAAAGAAGTTCGAAATGAATATTGACTTATTGCTCAAGTAGTAATCTCCCTGTTGTAGGTTTGACATGGTGAAGAATGACTGGAATTCAAGTCCGAGAATTTTACACATTTTCCTCAAGGACTGGATGAAGAAATTTGTGTCAAGGATTCTGAAACATTCAATATAATGGTAACCTGACGTTATATTGAGAGTGTAGCATTCGTTTGCGTAATTTACAATCACATGTAAATCGCCATACCAGGTTCCGTTGTCGGTTCGCTTCTGAGTTTTTATGTATGTATAAGACAACTGCTTCCACTGAACAAGTTTAGATCTGAATTCCGACTTATCAAGGATCTTTGAAGCAAGGAAAATCACAATTTTCCTACTTTGCTGGTCTAATTGGTTGATCGACTTGATTCCACGTATAATTGATTCGCATTTCGATGAGAGAGAGTGTCCATCAAAAGATACACAGTCCATTGGTTCGAGGTCCAGAGAGCCCTCAAATGTGGCAGCACCTTGAGTGCCTAACATGCAGAAATTGAATCCAAGTTTGAGTAATTCATAATCTTTTGCCATGCTTGTTTGAACTTCAAGTATCCTTTCGTTTGCAGTAGGGTCGATGTCCATGACTGATCCGACAATGTGATTGTATCTTTTCAGATTCATCAACGTCAGATTTAAACTCGATGTGCTAGGACCAGTTGCAAACACCTGAGCAACTTTTCTCTGAGTTGTCTTATAGAATCGTTGAGTGAACATAAGTACATCGAGAGGTCTGACATTCTTTTCGTTGCAATCGCTAATGAACTCACTCATTGTGTCTATGTTGTAAGGGAGAACTTTCCTCAGCTCCTGGACATCTTCGGTAGATGCACTTTTGGTAAAACCAAATGCTGTTTCCATTATGGATTTGAGACTGCTTGAAAAGTTGTAGTTGAAATTATTGAGGATCCATGTTCTGATTGATTGAGAGAACATTTTGGTCACTGGCTTTCTCATTCCATGAACATTTATATACTGCTTGACAACCTCAAAAGAGTTGTACTGCGGGAAGATCAAGGTCTTCATCTCACGGACATTCGTCTGATCGTCTGACTGAGCTTTATAAAGTGTCTCCATGTATTCCTTGTATGTCATCCTGATGGGCTTGTCAGTTTCTGAATCTATGAAATGGTTCCATGCTCTTGCCGACTCAAATGCTGTCAATCGCCCTATGTAAATTGCAGGTGATGTTCTTCTCAGGCTGGTCGCTGCACCCCTCGTATAGAGCTTTGCTGCTATCAAGATGGCTGTCTCGTCCACTGTGACAGGCCCACGGATAATAAGGAAAGGATTGGTTTCGAGATATTTGTTGATCTCGTCACGATCAAGGTTCAAGCGTTCCCTCATGTTGGTCAGCTGACGAACCATCCCTTGACTGATTGACATGTCGGTTTTCTTGTACATTGTAGAAGGATCATCGTCTTGAGACTCGATCAAATTGTCATTCAGATTGAAAGAAGTTGTGTAGTTCATGTTTAGAATTCTATTGGGAGTTGCCGGGTTCATGAAAACATTGTAGTTATGAAACTCTGGACCGACCATGTCTTGCATGTCTGCATCGTATATCGGATATATACCAAGATCAAATGGTATGGAGTCTTGGGGAAGGCTGAATATTTTCGTTGGATCATTGGTCATCCCTTGTCCTGTTCTGAAAATGTCCTCGAAATGAACTTTGTTCATTATGTGGGACATATAACAAAGAAGTGATGAAGCACCATTTTCTCTAAGCTGCCTTATTCTCGAATAGCTCTCGTTGACGAACCCAGAGCAACTCGATGTCCCAATCATGTCAACTGCACTCAATGAAAACTTTATGACTGGTGACTGGACCTCCAGATTCGCCATATAAGCCGAGTTGAATTCGTACAATATTGTCCCTGATGCTGATTTGACAGAAAGATCCATGGCGTGTAGTCTTTCTGCAGCCAACGCACATTGTTCAAAAAGCTTCATCTGGAAAACATAATCGTCAGATGTCATGTCACCCATGATGGTGTCACCTTTGTCGTCAGAACCGACTCTCGTTTTCCACTTGATAGACATAGGCTTTCCAAGTTTCTTGAGGGACCTTCTGAACAAATCATCTCGAAGACTTTGGCAAGACAGAGCTAAAGCAGTTGAATCATAATGAAGAATACCCTGACCCATGTTACTGAAATTCTTCATCTTTGGTTGTCTATCCTTGAGAAATTTCTCCTTGTAGTACTGGAGATGAGATTCCTCATGTTTCATTGTTGGGTGCTTAATCCATTGCTCGACGAGTTTCCTTGGGTACTCAATTTCTTTGTGACAATGCTTGAGTAGGACCATCCTGCACAGCTGTATCATGTCTCCAAGTTTCGCGTGATGGTGATTGTGGAGAGGCAAGAATATAGTCGGAATGAACTTCTGACACCAAGTTGCCATGTCGTAAGAATTTTTAACTACGTACAATGGTGTTCCTTCTGGGAATGATGATGATAGCTCTTCGTAGTCTCCCCGCATCATTAACCTCTTGTCTTTGCCTTTCGTCAGTGTTTCACGTTTGTCAGACTTCGACATCAACCTACTCAATTCTTCGACCAAATTGATGAGAACTCTTGCCTTTATGAACAATATGAGAATTTCTCGAACACCTCCAACTTGATTCTTTTTGAAAATTTGAATGACTGTTTTGAAAGATGGTGATGAATTTCCTGCAAATTGCATTGCAATCTCGCAAGCCAATGAGACTCTCTCAGTGGTGACCATCTCGTGAATAAGTTCTATGCACTTAGTTCGTCGGCCGATTTCGGAAAGTTCCTTGTAGTCATCCGCTGTTATTTCATCTTTGATTGTCTTGACAGAAGCTTTAAATGTGGCATAGTCTGAAAGATTTTTGTTAAGTATTTCGTGGAGTTTGACGTTTGTGATCCATGACCCGTTTGGTGAGAAATTCTCCTTGTGACAATCTTGAAGTGCAACACCAATTGAGACAGCTAAGCAGCTATAATAATGACTTTCAGGTTTGTCTGATTTAATATGTTTGATGTCCTCTGACGTTCTGTGGAATCCAAATGCATGAGCCAATCTTGACTTTGAATCTCTGCGATCAAACTCTTCGTCCAATTTTCTTTCTTCTTTGGCGATTTTTTTAAGAATCTTCATGGCATCCTGAGTCTGATTCTGTCTATCTTTGTTATACATCATGCACCAATATATTTCGTTGATCGAGTATTGTATAGGGACAAAATCCCCGGATGTGAAGATTCTTGGGACCGAACCAACAACGCCGGTTGTTGTTTCATCAAGTGTCCCGACATTCTCATCTCGCTTGACACTTGACTGTTTTAGGAAATCAGTGGTCTTTGTTTGGCAGACTAGTTTTGCGTAATTCACCATACGTATCATGACGAGTGATTGAAGCACAGAGCTGTTCCTCTCAGGAAACTTTGAGAAAAGACCATCAAGCTGCTTGTCACCAAGAGATTTCATCATGACGTAACGTGTTGTTTGAATGGTTGTAGATGTTGAGGACTTGTTTTCCAGGTAAATCATTGCCATGAGAGAGTAGTTTGAGTTCAAAATCTCAGAGGTTAGTGACTCGTCAAAGTTTTGAGATGTGGTGACAAGCTTCTCGGCACATCCCATGATAGAGAGATTAACTCTATCTCTTGATCTAACCCAGTGCTTAAGTCTGTCAGTATCGACGGAGAGCCAATCTGATTCCCAGTGGTCCCCTATTTGAATCCAAGGTCTTGATAATTCATGAACAATGGGCTCAACAAAGCTGAGGATCTTTATGAATTCAACGTTCGATTCAGTTCTAAGCTGCGGCCCGGGAGCGACAAGAAAGAAAATTCCGTCAAAACCAGAATGGCACATGACGTATTGACGCTGCTTTCTTCGCTTCATGGAATTGAGAATAATTTCGGTTGATAGACGAGAGTAAAACTGAAGCAAAAAATCAATACCGCATGATGCCAAGGACATCACTGTCCTGTTGATCATCCCACCAAGATTGTTCCCACAGACATTGTAATCAGCTCGATGTCTTCTTTTAACAAATTGTGATGGATCAATGTTGTTGAACTTGTCCATAAGCTCATTGACAGATTCGATATGGGATTCTGTCGGGCTAAGATGGGTTGGTTCAGATCTGTCGAACGTGATACCATGCTGTCTCATGTACTTCTTTCTTCCAGGCCCGGATTTCATTTCCTCGTCGAGTTGAGATTCTGACAAACTCAACTTGATGATTCCGGAATCCAAGAATTCGTCTATGGTTGTATTAGATGATTTGATAAGATCGAGATAACCACCATAAGATGTTGATTCAGTGAGTGAATTGAAGACTTCCATGCGTGTCATTGTGTCGGTCTCGTCAGTCAAACTCGGAGAGCCAAGCTGCAGAATAACTGGTGGTTTTTTTGTGGATGGCCTCTTTTTGAATGTTTCCCAGTCGTTCAGGAACCCTGACGGTTCGACTGGTTCATTGCATGGGAAAGGTCTCGGGTGAGGCTTCTTTGACAGAATGCAATCAACAAGCTCCTCCATGTAATCCGAGACTTGCTTTGTTCCAAGATCAATCTTCCCGAATCCTTCACTGTAGACGTTGAAAGAATCTGACAGATCCTCACTCAGTGATAAGTGTTCATGAAACTCCTGGTACATTGAGGCCTTGTTGTAAGAGAAAGGGAAATTGATATCAATATTTTGACTGGTTGCTCTTCTCATCGAGTCACCATCAGAAGTTGCATGAAATACAACAAGATTTTCGACGAATCTTTCGAGCAACTTCGAATACTGATCCGGTAGTGTCGGAATGTTGTCAACCCATTCTGGATCAGTCAAATCAACCAGGAGTGTCTTGTATTGAACTTGGTAATTCGAATTGCTCTCAATGTAAGAAAAGAGCTCAACGTACTTTTCATTTTTTGAAGATTCAGTTGTTGACATATCGTAAGTCAGAGAAACCTCACAGACCCTGATTATCTGACCGTCGACAGAATAAAGATCAGGAACTTGCTTAAGAAGTTTTGGATCATTGCATCGGATGTCAAGTTTGTCGAGCGTCAGGGATTCATCTTCGTAGATAGACATCGATATGAGAGAGAGGCATAGGATGTCGTGCATGTATCTTCTGTATTGCTGGTATTCATTCATGGTTCTTGGAAAATACTTGGAAGTTTGTCCTGATGCAAACAAAGACAAATCGGATGACACTCTAAGTCTCTGGCTTATATTTGAGGACACGCTAGTGACAGCCCTCAGCTGTGTCTTGAGTGATCGTTGATACATACTCATGATTGAGTTTTAGTGATTTTTTCTTGAATGATTCTGTTGTTATGTTGTGG